CGCTATAGGTGACCGTAGTGCCCGCTAGGTCGCCTTGCCGCTCAAGACGGAGGTACAGACCGCCGTAGATCGTCAAGGGCGCTGCGGGCACCCACTGCGTCCTGGTGACACTTTCCACGCACCACCCGGTGCGCTCTTCTAGTTCGCGTACTGCGGCTGCCCATGCAATGCCAATAGCCGGGTCATCCTCCGTGTGAGGAATGCGGGCCCAGTTGCGGAACTTTGCTAGGTCTAGAGCCATTGTTCCTCGCTGCAGGTGGGTAGGGCCGAAGCCCCACCCACCTGAAGGATGAGAGGATCAGAAGTTACGGATTCGTAACGCGGAACTGCACAGCGGCACCGCCGCGGGTGATGTTCGCATTTGCGAACGCCATCGCGGTGTACTTAATCTGACCAGTTGCAGCGGCAGAAACTTCGTCGCGGATCATCGAGATCCCGCCCCACTCACGGATGGAGTACGAGTCACGAATGTTTCCAAGAACGAATCCGCAAACCTTAGCGGATGCAGTTTGCACCAGTGTCGGAACATATTCGGTCACGTAAACTGGGAGACCTAGCAAGGTCAGTCCCATTCCTTCGGTGATGCCCTTATCTGCGCTTGGGACAAACAGCGGGACTGAATTCACGGTGAGCGCACCGACAGTTGCGTAGACGTCTTGCGGGAAGATCCAAGCAGATCCCGAAGTCCAGTACGACGCTGGCAGAGTTGAGTAGCGCATCGTGTTGATGGCCTTCAGGAACTTGGTGGTATCAGCGGCACAAGCAGTCACCTGCTGTGCGCGTGTTGTTGCACCAGTTGAACCTGCTGGCGTCGACTCACTTGCGTACGTTCCAATGGAGGTCGAAGCGGTATCAAAGATGCCCGTAGGCATGTTGGTGCCGGTACCTCCAATGTAAGCAAATTCAAGTTGGTGACTCAGGGCACGCTGGAGCGTGTCCATCACCTCGGATTCGACGTCAAAATTCGCCATTTTTGCGAGGGTCTGCGTGATTTGCGTATACGGTGAGCAGAGTTGCGGAGCCAAGGCAACTTCAGTCCAGGCGCCATCGGTAGCAACTGCACTGCCGCCTTCTGCGATCCAGCCACCAGTGGCAGTGGATGTTCCCTTGCCATTGGTTGCCAAGGTGTTGTAACGGAGCACTGGGTAGCCACTCACGCCGCCCTTAAAGTCTGCAAGGCCGCGCATGATGCTGTTGGCGTCCAGGTACTTGAGGATCTGATCTTCGTAGACCTTAGGAATGAGCACGCTGCTCGATGCGGTCGAAGTTAGCGCACGCGTTTCAGGAGCACGGCCACCGCGCATGTAACCGATCCACTGGTCGAGGTAACGCTTTTCGCTGCGCTCATCGAGGCCTTGCTCGTTGTCGCGCTTGACAAGGTTCTCGATGGCGGACGACGAAGCGAAGCGCTCACGGATCTGTGCTGCGCGAATCTCTGCATCGAGCTTACCGAGTTCGTTGGCAACTTCGTGGCCGCGGGCTTCAACTTCAACGGTCATTGAATCTTGTGCGAGAATGGAATCGCGCTCAGCAGTGAGCGCCTTACGGGTCTCATACATTTCAGTCAGTTTCATGATGGCATCCTTAGACGCAGACGTAGACGGGCGATGCCCGATTGGAGGGTTCTTGCTTCGGCGCTCGTCTGCGGATAAGCGCCGTTTTCAACGATGGAAACTTCACGCAGCGCAACCTGCGAGAGTGTGCGAGTGTTGCCGACCCAACTGTCGGCAATGACCTGAAATCCAAAAGACATCTCCGACAACACGCCAGCGTCAACCAACGATCGCACATCCTGTGCCCGTTGATTGTTTGGTGGCAACGTCACCTCGAATGCAAGGCCGTGTGCGTCACTGCGCAGTTGCAACAGTCCGCTCTTAGTGTTGGCGAGTAAGTCACGTGCATCGTGACCAACAAGTAATGAAATGTTGTTACCGAGCGACGAATCAAACGCACCTCGGGCCACACGTTCGGTGAATGGCTTGCCGCCATTGATGCCGCGAATGGTCAGCGGGTGGCTCGGAGCGTCATAGACCGAGGCGTATCCGCCGATCTTGTCGCCATTCATGGCCAGTTTTGCCGTGCGAATCTCAAGCATTTTCGTCCCCCATGTTTCCTTCTGCTGCGTTGTCGCCTTGCATGGCGCTCATTCCGCCTGGCATGGAGACCGTTGGAACGTCTAAACCGTCAATGGGAGGCAGGCCCATACGGTGCCGCGCATCGTTTGGAGACAGGATCCCGGCGAGCACCAGTTTGGAAAGAGCCATTCCGGCATCCCGCATGTTTCCGCGAAGCAGGATGTCCACGTCGAGACGCGCATGTTCGCCGGGCCCGCAGAGTTTGCGCGTGATCTCCGACTCCCACGCGCTCACCCATTGGGCGAGTGCGCCATCAACGTAGGCGCGTGCTGTCTCTGATTGCGATGCGAGAGCGCCGCCGCCCTGCTGGTAAAGCATTTCCGGAGGCACTCCAAATGCCCGAGCAACTTCTTGAATAGAGAAGCGTCGCGACTCGAGGACGTTGGAGGTGCTCTCGCTGATCTTTTCAGCCTTCATTCCCTCTCGGAGAATGAGTGGGCGCGATGCGCCATCGGGCGTCGCGTGCATGGTCTGCCAGGCGTCGCGGATGGCTTGCACCGTCTGATCGGACATCGCGCCAGGATGGGAAATCGAAATTTTTCCACCGCTTTTGATCAAAG